TGCCCATTGGCGACGGTGTTCGAGAATGGTTCTTTGCGCGACTCAACAAGTCGTACGCCTACCTGATTGCTGGCATTCACGACCGGAACACTAGCACCGTGTGGTGGTGGTATCCGAGCGGGTCAAACACTACGCTCGATAGCGTCCTGATTTACAACTAGGCTTCCGACAAGTGGGGCCACATCAGCGACGGTGTTGGACTTGAGCCAATCCCGTCTGCGGTGACAACAGAGACCGACCCGTATTACGCATATGTGAAAATGCTTCTTCACTTCAACGGCACAAACGGGTCAACCGTATTCACCGATTCGTCAGCAAGCCCAATGACGTTTACGGCTGTTGACAATGCTGCGCTAACAACATCGGTAAAGAAATTCGGTTCTGCTTCGCTTGCACTTGACGGGACTTTGGATGAAATCACATCGACTGTCCCGGCAAAGTTCCAAAACATTAGCGGAGATTTTTGCTTTGATGGATGGTTAAACCTGACATCGCTTGGTGCCATCCGCACGATTGCCGTGTTTGGTTCAACTAGTGCAAATGGCGCGTTCTCTGTTCGAGTAAATGCCAGCAACAATCTTGAGTTTCTGGAAATTGGCGGTGCTGGCGTTAGCTTTGGATCGCCTACCGTTTCAGCGGGTACGCAAACGTACTTTAAGGTATGCCGCACAGCCGGTGTGATTAGCGCATCGCTTGGACCTGTTCAATGCGCGAACACGTATCCGATCACATCGACGTTTTGCAAGTCAACTGCTGAGCCTATAGAAATTGGCTCTTACAGTGGATCATGGGGTTGGATTGGATCCCTAGATGACTTGCGACTTAGCGTAGGAACTGACCGTGGCGGCACTGCTTCAGTGACCCCGCCGACAACGCAGGCGCCAGACTCATGAGCACGACTGTCTACCCCGTTCAGACCATTCAGGCTGCGATCACCTATGACAATCTGTATACGTCGCTCGGAATTACTGACCCGACTTATGACCAGTTGCCGAACATCTCGTATGACTCGCCATTCTGGCAGGCGTCCGCTCCGGTTATGGCCGTCATCCGCGACGACAAAGTGCTTTACACCCTGACTGGCTCCGCGTCTGATTCGAGCATCACAACGGGCTATTGGGGCGATCAAGAGCGTTACTCCTTCTGCGACAGAGTGCGCGCGAAGTACCGCACTAAGCCGACTGATAGCACTTTGACGCCATATGCGGTCACTGAGCTTGGGGCAGACGTGGCTACTGGCTCGGCAACACTAAACGTTGACAGGTATGACGTTTTGCAGTCGGCGCGCTGGCATAAGTTCAAGCTCGAATTTGTCGGGCCTGTTGAGGTTGAAGCGGTCACTCCGCGACTGAAGACTCAAGGTTATGAATAGCGTAACCCCTGACCCGCGTCTTCCGCTGAACATTGACAACTTGTTTCGGCTGAAGTTAGCAGACTACCTCAGTGAGTTCGCGCGTTCGATCAATCAGGCGGCGAATTTGGTGCTGTGGAAGACGGTGGCGGTATCCACTGCTTATACGGCAGGCGTCAACGATCACATCATCCGCTGCACTAGCGGGCCGTACACGGTGACGATCCCGAGCGCGTCAAGCATGAACGGGAAGCGCATCGTAATCAAGCGGGCTGATTCAGGTACTTCGACGCTCACCATCTCAAGCGCATCAGGAAACATCGACGGCGCTGGCTCAACTTCACTGACAACCGCTTGGCAATCGCGCGAGTTGTTTAGTGATGGCACTCAATGGCTTCTGGTCTAGGAAATTACATGGCTGACAATCTCGGGCTCTCGCAATACGGTTACGCGCAACAGCCGGGGCAAGGGCCTTACGGCTATTACGAGCAGCAAACGCCTTTGGGTTCATTCGGCGCAGCGAATCAACAGCAGGCGCAAAGCTCGCAAGCCTTCAATCCGTACATCGGGCAGCAGACTCAGGCGCCTGGGCAGATTGGTCCTGTTGGCACTCAGTACGCGGGTTCTAACCCGTACCTTGGCCAGACGACTCAGGGTGTCAACTACCAAGCCGCGCAAGGTGCTGGAACCAATGCCTACGCTGGTGCGAATCCGTACCTTGAGGCGAGCATTGGCGGCGCTGCAAAGGACATGACGAACGCGTTCAACGATACGACAAACGCGCAATTTGACCGGCAGGCGGCGCAGTCTGGATCGTTCGGAAACACCGGGGTAGAAGCGGCTCGTGGGCGGGCTCAGAACGATCTGAGCAAGAACATCGGCAACATGGCTTCCGGCGCGCGGATGCAGGACTACACGGCGCAGCAGGGCCTAGCGGAGAACGCACTCAACCGCACGCAGGGGCTGAACCAGTTCAATGCAGGGAATCAACTCCAAGCCGGGATGGCTAACAGCGGATACAACGCGGGCGACCTGAGCCGCAATCTCGCTGGCGCGCAGGCGGTGTCCATGTTTAACGCTGGGCAGGGCAACCAGATGGGGCAGTTCAACGCCAATCTTGGGTTGGGACAAGGCCAGTTTGCGTCAACTCTCGGACAGAACGACCTGAACAGGAACAGCAACCTCATGCAGTCCATGGGGCAGTTCAATGCGGGCACGCTCAACCAGAACAGCCAATTCAACGCTGGGCAAGGTAATGCGCTGAACCAGTTCAACACTGGTCAGGGCAACCAGATGATCCAGAACGCGCTCAGTCGCAATCAGAATCAAGGTCAGTTCGATGCCAACATGAACTTCAATACGAACCAGTTCAACGCTGGCCAACAGCAGCAGGGGTTCAACAACTATTGGACCAATGCGCAACACCTGTATGGCATGAACAATTTGGGTCTGACAAACGCCAACACGATACAAAACACTCCGCTCAATTACTGGCAGCAGTTCATGCAGGGCGCGAACCAAGCTGGCGGGAATGGCGGCACTAGCTCGCAGAACAACCCCGGAAACCCTTTGCTAGGCGCCATCGGCGGCTGGCAGATGGGCTCCAAGCTCTTCGGAGGCTGACATGCCCGCAAATCTCACCCCGGAACAACTGGCCATCGTGCGTGGACTTCGGGCGCGCCTTGAATCCGGAGCGACAACCGGGAGCTGGTCTGACGCCGGCGAGCCCACGCCCGCACAAACGCTGTGGAGCAATTGGGACCCCTCGGCAGACATCAAGAACTTTGGCGTAGGCTTCGGCCCAGATGGCTGGATGTACTCGGGAGACCTGGGCAATGGAACAGGCTACCTGTACGACCAAAATGGACAGTTCCTGCGCGCGGAAGACCGCAACGATGGGCACGTTGGCCTGATCAATGGATTCCTGACGACTGCGGCGCTTGGCTCACTGGCATCTGGCCTTGGTGCTGAAGGTGCGGCGACGGGTGGCGGCACTGGCTCAGGTGTTGGCACGGGTGCCGGCTCGTCGTGGCTGTCTGCGGTGCCCGCTGAGAACGCTGCGGCCATCAACGCAGTTGGCCAGCCGGCTGGAACTGTTGGCTCAAATGCCGCTTTGCTTCCGACGTGGCAAGTTGGTGCAGGAACTGCCGCTCTTGGTGCTGGCGCGGCTGGAGCTGGCGGCGCTGGCGCAGGTGGTGCGGGTGGCGCCGGTGGGGCTTCTGCAACTGGCGGCGGTGTACTTGATGCGGCAAAGGCTGCAGTTACGCCAGCCCTCAACGCGCTCACCAGCGGCAACGGCTCAACGCTAGGCGGGCTGCTTGGCGCTGGCCTTGGAGCCCTGTCGTCCAAAGACCAGACGACCAGCAGCACGAAAGACCCTTGGGCGCCGGCTCAGGACTTCATCAAGCAGCAGATTGCACAGGGTCAGTCATTGAGCAATCAGTACCAAGCCAGACCGTTCAGTGATGCGCAGAAAACCGCTTACGGCAACCTGGCGAGCATCATCAATGGGGCCAATGCCAACGCTCCGAATATGAGCGACTTCATCAATCGCCAGATGTCGGGAGGCACTGCTTACGACCCGCGCGATCCGTACAAAAACATCGGCAAGGGCGTTAGCCAGATTGTCGGCCCCGGCCCATCGGGCTTGCTGAACTACTTTCCCGGAAAGGGCGGCTGAGATGAGCGCAGATATCGCAACCTCGCTCTACTCGTGGAGCACGACCGCAGGCAGTAATCAGCCGCAGGGCTCGACGGCAATCTCCACAAATCTGGATGACAACCTGCGCCAGATTCAGGCCGTAGTCCGAAACACGCAGGCGCGGGACACAATTTCGTCTGCTTCGACTTGCGATATCGGCGCTAAGGATGCCATGTCGCTAGACGTGACTGGCACGACGACTATCACTTCGCTCGGCACAGTGTCTGCGGGCATCCGCAAGTGGCTAACGTTCAGCGGCGCTCTGACGCTGACCCACAACGCCACGTCTCTGATCCTGCCGACTGCGGCGAACATCACGACCTCTGCGGGCGCTTCTGGGTGCTTTGAATCTCTCGGGTCCGGTAACTGGCGCTGCTTGTCCTATTCCAAGCCAGATGGAACCCCGATCAGCGTTCAGTCGTTCTCACTGTCCGACCTCAGTAGCGCGACGGCAAACAAGACGCTGACAAATACGACCTATGCACAAAACTGGGGGTGGGTGTTTACGTCTGCTGGACAGAAGGGACTGACGCTTACCGGCAAGTCGTCTGGTACGGGGACGGCTGGGCATGTCCTCTGTTTGGATGGATCGTCCGCCTCACTCTCGACGCAGGTTGAAAACATATTCCGCGTCATCGGTGGCGTTTCCGGCTCGGCTACTGACGTTTTTAACGTAACGCAGTTCGGCGGCACGATCTACGGTAACGACAACTCCACGACTGGAGGTAGCTGGGCCATCCGGGCGGGTACGGGTCCGAACTCTGCCGGTGACGGCATGGTATCGTTCAGGTCCGCATCTCGACTCGGCACGAACTCCTCGCTTGTTGCTGATTCGACGCAGATTATTCTTAGCTCGCAAACGAAAGCGGTAATTGACGCAAAGCGGATGTATTTCGGTCACTCCAATGGAGTACCGACTATCTCTGCTGGTGGTGGCGCTGGTGCAACTATCGCAGGCTGTGACGCTGCGTGCGAAGTGGTATTCGGCACAGGATCGCCAACATCCGTGACAATCCAGTTTGCTAATGCTTGGTCTGCCACTCCGCAAATTGTGATGGTCAACGGTACACAAGCCGGCGCGACTTACAGCTACGCAGCAAACACGACGACTGTGCAGATCAGTTGCAGTGCTGGTATGTCATCTGGGTCGAAGATTTCCGTCATGTGCATGGGCTTGCAATAAGGGGATGTGATGGGACTTCTCGACGTATTCAATAGCGACGAGGGCCGGATGGCTCTCGGTCTGCTTGCTGCTGCTGGGCCTAGCTCGCAGCCGATGAGCTTCGGGCAACGCCTGGCTGGCGCGATGAGCCAGCATGACGCCTATTTGCAGCACAAGCAAGCCGCTGCGGCTGCGGCGCAGGATCGCGCGCTAAAGCAACAGATGCTGCAGGCGCAGATGGCCGACGTTCAAGCGCAGCAGCAGCAGCGCGAGGCGCAAGTCGCGGCATCACGTATGGCGGCAGAACAAAACGCAAAGTTCGCCCGGGACTACGGTGGGGGTGCAGTAACGCCGCAGATGGCTCTAGGCGCAGCGCAGCCTGACCGCCCGGCAGCATTCAATGATGGCGCTTTCACTCCGGCGCAAAAGAACATCGGCCCCACTCCGCAAGCCGCGCAATTGGTCGGCCAGCGCCTGCCCACCGATTGGAATGCGCTGCTGCGCGCTTACCCGGACAAGCGCAAGGAGATCACCGAGCTGATGGATGCCGAAACCAAGTCGAAGAACTTCGGTCTTGAGGAAGTGGCGCGCTTGGTTGACACGGCAGGCCCCAACAACATGCCGATCCAGCGCCGAGAAGACAAGTTCGGC